GGACCTGCAGGTGCGACTGGACCAACTGGAGTAGATGGCCCTACTGGTGCTACAGGACCAACTGGAGCGACAGGACCCGCTGGAACAATCATTGTTTCGGACACGCCACCACTTTCTCCATCGGTTGGTGACATTTGGTTTGAGTCAGACACAGGCAAGACTTTTGTTTACTACGACTCATTCTGGGTTGAAACAAATGGCGGTGGGTCTGGTTCAGTCCAAGAAACAACGCTGACGACAAACAGTGCAACAACTGTTACGAGTTTTAGCAAGACAGCCATGAGGAGTGGTGAGTTCTTAATTCAGGTAACTCAAGGCTCAAAATACACTGTCTCTAAAATTCTTCTGATTCATGATGGCACAACACCGACACTTGCTGAATACGGCGTTATTGAACTTGGCGGAAGTCGTATACCTCTGTCAATTTCAACATCAATTAGCGGTTCCAATGTTTTAGTCCAAGCAACAGTTACCGATGCTGCGTCTACAAACGCAACGGTAAAAGTTATTTCAAGTTTGATAGGTTTATAAATATGTTGATTCAGATTTACTGTTGGGCTTTAAATACCACAAATGAACCCGCAAAGACACAGGAACAGTTAGCGCAGGCCCTGCGTGAGATGCGTGATGTTCTTCTCAAGGAATCAGACTGGACACAGATGCCAGACTCTCCTCTTTCTGAAGAAATTAAAAATGACTGGCGTATTTGGAGACAAGAGATGAGAGACATTACTTCTTCTGTTTCTTACCCATTGGAAAATACTGTTCAGTTGCCTGTTCCTCCAGAAACTGGCAGACCTCTTTCATGGAATAACTGGGATTTATTAAACGGAGCAATTCCTTGGAATGATGTTCCTGAACCATTTACAACAGAGGAGCCATAAAATGGCTAGGACAAGATTTAAGGTAAAAGAGGGAATTTCGGTTGCTGACGATAATTCAGCAGGTGGATACCCATTAATTCCAGTTGGAACGGTTGTGGCTTTTGCTGGTGCATCAGCACCAGAAGGATGGTTGATGTGTGATGGAACAGCGGTCAGCCGTACTGATTATGCAAACCTTTGGGCTGCATTAAGCACAACATATGGAAGTGGCGATGGAGTAAACACTTTTAACCTCCCAGACGCTATGGGAAGAACTCTTGTTGGTGCTGGAACTGGAAGCGGACTAACTGCTCGTACAGTCTCTACAAAGAGCGGTGGAGAAACATCAACAATCGGTACAGGGAATCTTCCAGCACATACACACGGGCTAAACGGGCATACACATGGACTTGGCAACCATACACACACAACAAGTATTGACCCACCTAACACTGGTTCTGCTGACCCAAACAATGCTCACTATCACGGTCCTAATAGTGGATACCATGAACATTCATACAAGATTGCTGCTACGGCAAACGCTGGCACTAACAGAAACATTTTGACATCAACAGGTTCTGGTGCTTTTACTGGCGGAATCAACCCTACATACGCAGGAAGCACAGACTGGGAAGCAAACAACCACACACATAATACCAATATCGGTGCGTTTGACGCTACATCTGGAGGTCCATCAACAGCAAGTGATGGTGCTTCAGGAAACACAACTGATGGCGGATTTGCAAATACTGGGTTAAGTGTTATGCAGCCTTTCCTTGTTCTCAACTACATCATTAAGTACTGATTATGGCTATTGACTTTCCAAACTCCCCAAGCACAAACGACCTTCACTCTTCATCTGGCAAAACATGGAAGTGGGATGGAGAGAAGTGGATTGTCATCTATACAGACCTTTCTGGCCCTGTAGGTCCGACGGGTCCGACGGGTCCCACGGGTCCGACAGGAGCAACTGGTCCAACTGGTCCAACGGGAAATACTGGCCCGACTGGAGCCACTGGAGCCACTGGAGCCACTGGTGCCACTGGACCGATAGGCGCTGACTCAACCGTTCCAGGTCCTACTGGTGCAACAGGACCTGCTGGCGCAACGGGTCCTGCTGGTGCCACTGGAGCAACTGGTCCTGCTGCAACATGGTCTGACCCTCAGGTAATTACATCAAAGACAACGAACTATACGCTTGCATCGGCAGATGCTGGAACATTTATTCAGGCAAACTCTGCTTCAGCAATAACATTAACGGTCAGCACTTCAACTGCCCTATCTGCTGGTCAGTCAATAAACATTATGCGTTATGGTTCTGGCACTGTTGCTGTTGCTGCTTCTAGCACAACAATTTATTCAACCCCAGGATTAAATCTTCGTGCTCAGTATTCTGTTGCAACACTTCTTTGTGTATCTTCAGATACATATGTTCTGTTTGGAGACTTGAGTTGATATGCCAGTTTTTCCTGGTGCCAGCAGTATCCCAAAACTGTTACCTTCTGTAAGCATTGCTCCGACTACTAATTTTAATCAGAGTCTTGCAACATTAAATTCAATAGTTTCTGCAAATAAATATCCAACTACTGTTTATTTTGATTACTCAACTAGTTCATCTTTTGATACTTACACAACAGTCACATATGGCTCCACTGTAAGCGGTCAGGCTTCAAGCGTTTTCCACAACATAACTGGTTTGGCTGTTGGAACTCTCTACTATGTCCGTTGCCGTGCAACAAATGCAATTGGTACTACTACAAGTTCAAGCGCGTCATTTACCACCTGGTCTCTAAAGACATTTACGCAAACTACTTCTGGCTCATTCTCTGTAGAAATACCTTCAGTTACGCCAACTGGCGGAAGTGCTATTGCACCAACTATCTACGAAATGCTTCTTTATGGAGGTGGAGGAGGAGCAAACTACGGTGGCGGTGGTGGAGGTGGATATCGTCTTGCTTCCAGCCATACATCATCATCAACTGGAACACAAACAATTAGTGGAACTGTTGGGGCAGGCGGTGCTGCTGGAAATGGTGGAACTGGTACTGGAACTGCAACAACAGGCGGAAGTACGACTTTAACTGTTGGTTCAACAACATGGACTGGTGGAGGCGGAACGGCAGGAGAACACCCAGGAGTCAATAGTGCGCCTAGCGGTAGGGGTGGAACTGTTGGAAGTGGCACCAATGGAGTGAATATTGGTGGCACAAATGCCTACGGTTACTACTACTGGACTGGAACATATGTCCAAGTTGTAGTTGGCTATGTACAGGTATGTCAAGGTTTTGATAAAAACGGAAACTGTACTGGCGGATACGCCCCAGATTACAATCAGCCAATCTATGGTAACGACACAAATCAGCCAATCTATGCATGGAATGCCTCATATTACGCCTGTGGCGGCGGTGGCGGTACCGACTCTGCTGGCTCAAATGCTTCTGGTCATACAACAGCAACTCAAGTTGGCGGCAACGGCGGAACTGGCGGTGGAGCCTATGGTCTTCGTGGAGGGAATGGCGGTGGAGGCTACGGAACGCAAGGGAATGGTTCTGCTGGCGGTTTCTCTGTTGGGTCTGGAACAATAGTCGGTAGTGGTGGTTCTCAGTTCGGCGCAGGTCTAGCAGGCGGAATTACATTCAAGTACTATGGTCCGTAACCAAAGGAAATCATGATTACTGTAACACCATTTACACCACTATTACTTTCTACCCATAAGATGTTTTTTATCCTTGACAAACTTCCAAAGTTTGCTGAGGAAGTTGACATATGGATTCAAACCCCAACAGGGAATGAATCGGTAGATTTTATGTCTGTATTTTTTCTTGAAGATGGCACTCTCGTTGCTGCTTGGGAGCATCCTTTTCAAAAGATACCTTTGCATAACCTGACAGCATTTTGTGAAGGTAGAACACAGATTCTAAATCTTTATCCACTTGAGAGGATAATTGATATTTACGACAGACCAATTAACTCAGAATCGGGGACATTTCACTTCACCAAATCAGTTCCTATTGATGGTGGAGACTGGCGTTGTGACCGAGGTATGTATGGTGGTGGCGCTTTTGAAGGAGAGAATGTCCAGAGAGTTATTGGTGAACTTGGTGAAATTATTATGTATGAACCGTTTATTGGAGTTAACGGCGTTGCGCATGTTATGTACCTTCAGGCAAACGGCAAGTCTGAACTTGCTTCAGAAAAACTTAACAACAGCATCGTTCCAATAACTGGCCGCACCCTTCAGGAAACAATGCGCCTTATATACGAATGGTCGGTCCTCGCAGAAGAACCATTTAACAGCGCAGATGAAGCAGCAGTTGCAGCCAAAACATTCTTTGAACACCTTGGGTTTACGGTAGAAGAACTAACAGCACTAGCATCTCTCCCCCCTATGCAAATCAGCAACTACCTGGCAGGCAGTGAGACAGCCCGTGTCCGACCATCAAATATTATTGAAATGAATGATGCAGTAAAGAATATGGTTTTTAAACGAATGGCGTCTTCTTCTCTTTCTGCTCTTTTGCATATTCATGAAATTGAAGATGTTTACGACTTAATTGACTTTGAAGTTGTTGAACTTCAAAACGGAATTAATCGTTTTCGTGAGTACTATCAAATCCCAGAAGAATGGGAAATGACACAAGAAGAAAAAATTATTGAGCATTGCGAACTGTACACAAAACAGGGACCATATGTTCATAACCAACTTCGTCTTTTTAAGAACAAACAGCAACTTATGGATAAAGTTATAAACAACGAACTCTAAGGAAAAAATGCGTTTTCATGTAGTGGGGTTGCCCCACACAAACACGACAGAAGATTTTACAGCCTGCGCTTACACGGAAAAAGTTCGCAAGTTCTGCATTATGATGAAAGACCTTGGACATACGGTTTTTCTCTATGGTGGGGAATTTAACGAAGCGCCTTGCGATGAGCACATAATGTGCATTACCGAAGAACAGAGACTTTCTGCTGTAGGCGACAATCATTACTCGGCTGCCTCATTTGACTGGAATCTTCCACATTGGGTTGAATTCAATGGCAATGTAATTAAAGGAATTCATGAACGGCTAGAGCACAAAGACTTTATTTGTCTTATCGCAGGATACGCCTCTAAGCCAATTGCAGATGCTTTCCCAAATGAACTGAGTGTTGAGTTTGGTATTGGATACGGCGGGTCATTCGCCCCATATAAGGTCTTTGAGTCTTATGCATGGATGCATTCCTGCTACGGCTCAAAAGTTACGGACCCACATTCTCTTGATGGCAAGTTCTACGACACGGTCATACCTAGTTACATAGACATTGATGATTTTCCTCTGCAAGAACAGCCAGATGATTACTACCTATACATTGGTCGCTTAATTGAGCGTAAGGGTTATCAAATTGCGATTGATGTATGTAGGGCTCTCGGAAAGCGTTTAATCGTTGCTGGTCAGGGAATGAGGCCAACCTACGGAGAGTATGTCGGCGTAGTTGGAACAGAAGAGCGAGCCAAACTGATGGGTGGGGCAATTGCTACATTTACGCCGACTATCTATGTAGAGCCATTTGGAACTGTTGCAGTTGAGGCAATGGCTTGTGGTTCTCCCGTTATTTCTACTGACTGGGGCGCATTCACGGAAACAGTTATTCATGGTGTCACTGGATACAGATGCCATACTTTGCAAGAATTTGTGAACGCTGCTGAAGATGTTAAAGAACTAGACCGACGATTTATCAGTGAATATTCAAAAAAGCGTTACGGTCTTGAAACTGTAGGAAAGATGTACGAAGAATATTTTTCTCGTCTTCAAACTCTATGGTCTAAGGGATGGTATGAACTAGATAGTTCTCAATAACTATTTACATCTCCTAAGTAGCATAAATAGTAAAATTGTGCTGTAACTGGCGCTTGGAGTGTAAATGCCTATAAAACTTTTTACAGACGGAGAGATTCTTACCGCCTCATCGGTTAATACCTACTTCATGGACCAGGCTCTCTGCGTTTTTGACGACGCCACAGCAAGAGACGCTGCATTTGGTGGAGCAGGAGAACCAGTTCTTCAAGAAGGAAGAATTTGCTATCTAAAGAGCGATAACACAATTTATATTTATTCTGGTTCTGCTTGGACTGCGCAGTTAGCAAACATTGAAAATGGAACAGTAACTACAGCAAAACTTGACGGAACATCTGGTTCTGAAGCAGTGACTGAAGCAAAAATTCGTACTGGTGCAGTAACTGAGGCAAAAATTGGAACTGGCGCTGTCACTGCCGACAAGATTGGAACAGGCGCAGTTACTTCAGACAAGATTCTTAATGGAACTATTGTCAATGCCGACATCAATGATTCAGCAGCGATTGCCTTAACAAAACTTGGAACTGGTTCTCTACCAACAACAATCACTATTGCTTCAGACAACATTGTTAATGGAACAATTGTTAATGCAGATATTAATGATTCAGCAGCAATTGCTCAGTCAAAGATTTCTGGACTCAGTGCTTCTTTTGCATCAAAACTTGATGCGACTGCAACTGCTGTTGATTCAGAAAAAATTGATGGTCGTACGGTGTTCGTACAAGAAGAAGAACCTACAGCAAACGCTACTGGAGATATCTGGTTCCAGGTAACAGGACTCTAAAATGGCTCTTGCTGATGTTTCGTGGGGTGCCTGGGAATACAATGCTGGAAACGGCATGCGTGTTGGCATTGAGGTGGCATGGTCAACGCCTACATATGGTTCTTCTTCAGTAACTGCAACTATCGGTATTTGGACAGACAACCAGTATGTATATGACGACAACCAAACGCTTACATATGGCGGTTCAATATCTGGAACAACTAACTATCTAAATAATCAAAGCAGCACTGCTGTAAAGCGTGCAACAAAAACATTTACGCATAATTATGCTACTGGTTCTTACTACACATCTCCTGGAAATGTAACATTTAGTGCAACTGTTTCTGGGGCATTCAATAGCGTCACTCCATCACAGTCTTTTAATACATCAATACCTGCTCGTCCAGCAACAAATCCAGGGACACCAGGAGTTTCGTCAACTCCAAGCGACGGAAAAGTAACAATAGATTATTCAGCACCAGCATCCGACGGTGGTGCACCAATAACTGGATACGACTATTCATATGATAATTCTTTCTGGATTTCTACACCCAGTGACCCATTTGATGTTTCTGGAGCAAATGGAACAGCAATAACCATATATATCCGTGCAAGAAACGCTCAGGGTTTATATAGCGTCACCTCTGGAAGTGCTACCAGCACTCCAAGAACTACGCCAGGCGCTCCAGGTGTTTCATCAACGGCAAGCAATGGTGCAATATCGGTAAGTTACTCTGCACCAGCATCTAATGGTGGAAATGCAATTTCTTCTTATCAGTACTCAACTGATGGAGGAACTTTTTACACAACACCAAGCAATCCATTTAGTGTAAGCGGTTCAAACGGAACAGCAATAACAGTTTATGTTCGTGCCGTAAATGACGCTGGTGCTGGCCCAACAGGAAGCACTACAAATACCCCATCAACATCTCCTGGTGCGCCAACATCTTTTGCTGGCAATAACTCAACATTTGGGCAAATTTCTTTATCTTGGTCCGCCCCAGTGAGCAACGGTGGAGCATCTATAACTTCATATGTTTTACGCAATGGAACAACAGTACTTCAGAATCAAAATCTAACTTCTTATACGCATACTGGTCTATCTCCATACACCGACTACTCATACACCGTAACTGCAGTTAACTCATCTGGTGAAGGTTCGGCTGCTTCTTTAACAATAAAAACAATGGGCGGCGTTGCTAAAGTTTGGGATGGCGAGGATTGGGTTACCGTATTACCAAAAGTTTGGGACGGCGAAGATTGGGTTATTGCGCAGGCTCGCATGTGGAACGGCACAGAGTGGAAGCACGGGATTTAGTTTTAATAAAACTATTTACATAGCGATTGGTGTATATTGCTTGTATGAACCCTTGGCAAGAGTGGAAAAAAAGAAACGCAGAGCGTCAGGCTTCTGGTGTAGTACGCCCCTGGGATGTCGTTAATCCAGAAACAGAGTATGCCCCAGTTGAGGTAATTGCGCGCAGATACAAAATCTGCGAAGAGTGTGACAAATTCCTAAAGAGTAAGCAATGCTCTGAATGCGGTTGTTTTATGCCTTTAAAGACAAGACTAAATATGGCGCAGTGTCCATTGGGTAAATGGTAGAACCTTCCTCGTGCTAAAATTGACCGAGCACGGGGGTGTGGTTTGTATCGGTCAAGGTTTTTTAGACTAGTTGTATTTGCGCCGTTAATACTTCTGCTATTTATCCCATCACCTGTGTCGGCTGATTCTGGGTTAAAAGTAACTGTTTATAACAATTTTGGCTACAACGGCGCACCTCCGCTCCCAGATGTTTCTGGAAGGCCCATTGTTGGAGAAACTACTGTATCAAGGGTTAATCAAAACTTTGACCAAGAGCCGTTGTTTGGAATGTATGAAGACTTTATTGTTCGCTATGAAGGAAGCATAGTTTCTCCAGTTTCTGGAACTTTTAGATTTTGGCCACAAGCAGATGACGGTACAAAACTTTATATAGACGACTTACTTATCCAAAACGATTGGCGTGACAAGGGCGGTGGCGGAGCACTTTCTAGTTATGTCACATTTGAGGCTGGCGTATCAAAGAAGTTTGAGATGTGGTTCTATGAAAATGGTGGCGGAGCCTGGACAACTCTTTATTGGGATATTGGCAACGGATGGGAGATAGTTCCAGACAGCGCATTCACAACGGATTTTATAGCACCAACTACAACCCTTGCTCCATACCTTAATGTTCCAAGCAATGTACAAATAACCTCACGGACAGAGTCTGGTGTTTCTTTGTCATGGGACGCACCAGAACAATCAAATGCCGATGTTGAGCGGTACGCAGTTATGTGGTCTTGTGAAAACAACTGGGATGCTGTTTATGGAATTGCTGCCTACATAACAGAAGCGACTATTAGCGGTCTTGAGCCTGAAACTTCATGCATATTTCAAGTAAGGGCTGACAACGACACAATCCCTGTCTATTCGGGCTGGTCTCAATCTGTAAGCGGTGTCACAGAAACTACGACTACAACTAGTACGACTACAACTACAATTGTAGAAACTACTACAACAACAGTTTTTGTTTTTCCGACATTGCCACCAGCAGAGGAGGAGCCAGTTGAGACACCCCCGAGCCAAAGTGATACCGAAGGCGATGAACCCGTCACCTCGGTACCACAATATGCCGAAGAACAAACGCCAGCAGCGGAAGAAGAACCAGTAGTTTCTGCCACTGAAGTGGCTATTGCAGAAATTGATACGACAGAAGTTTCTGCGGACGAACTTGCAAATGTAGTTTCCGACATCCTGACCGAAGTAAAAAGCGCTGACGAACTTGGCTCCGTAGTTGATGACATTCTTGACAAGCCACTAACAGACGAACAGTTTGCGTCTGTTATTGATGAAGTTCTTTCTGAGCCACTTTCAACAGAAGAACTTTCTGCAGTTCTTGACGCTGTGTTTGACGAACCTTTGTCGGATGAAAAATTTGATTCCGTGATTGAGGCTGTTCTTGACCAACCGCTTTCTGATGAGCAGTTTGCTGAGGTTGTTGACATTCTGGAAAGCGACACGGTTACAGAAGAGCAGGTTGCGAGTGCCGTTGACGCAGTCTTGGAAGCAGGAGTAACAGAGGACCAAGCAACAGAACTCGCTACTAGCGCCAAGGTTTTGGAAAGCATTGATGGTGAGCAAGCGACAGAAATCTTTGCCACTGTTGATATTAGTGCAGTAACCGCAGAAGAAGCAGTGGAAATTGTTAATGCAGTTCAAGAAGCGCCTGTTGAAGTTAGAGATGCTTTTGAAGAAGAAATCAATGTATTTGAAGGAGCGGTTGATACCTATGTTCCGCTCGGCTCTTCAGTTCCAGTTAGTACACGCCGTGTATTGATTGGTGTCAGCGCTGTAGTTATTTTTAGCACCCCCGTACCAGTATCTAGGAGACAATAAATGTTTAAAAATCTAAGAGACAATATAAGCGACTTGGCTTGGACCCTTGGTGGTACTGGTCTTGTTTTGATAACGCTAAGCGGCGACACACAGAAGTGGGGAATATGGATTTCCATTGCTTCTCTTGCCGCTTATCTTTTGGGAATGTTAATTAAGGGTGATGAATAATGAAAAAAGTATTAGGTTTATTTCTTATAGTTGTTGGTTTAACTTCAGTATTTTCTGTTGTTCCAAACAAGAATGTTGACTACATAATCGGTGGAGCACAAAAAGCAAACGCTTCTGGTGGTGGACCGATTGTTCTTGATGGAATGGACCCAGTATGTCACTCTGGATATGAATCAACAGGTCAGTACATCGCTCGTGTTCTGAAAAAAGTTCATGATGGTGCGATAAACCCAAACAATGGACATATCGCTATTTTAGGTTCAAACGGCGGTAACAACTCTTGCGGTGCATCATGGGCATCAAAACTTACTGAGTATCTTGGTGAATTCACTACTGCACCAAGTGTTGACTTCTATACGACAGACGCACAAATCAGTTCTTTCTTCTCTACGACAATCACTTCTACTACCCCAGCACTCATCTGGATTCCAGATAACTGGTCAAGAAGTGCATCAAAAGAAACATTATTTACCAATAATGCAGAAAAGATTGCTGACTTTGTAAACTCTGGTGGCGGTCTTTTTGCCAATAACGGAACATATGGATGGCTTACTGCCTTGCTTCCAAGCGCTGTGTATAACAATGGCGGATGTAATGGCGGTCCAGAAGCAACATCCGACGGTATTACTGACTTCAACTTAAACAACACAATCGTTGCTGCCTGTTGGCACGGCTACTTCACTGGCAATGTCGGAACACTTAAGACGCTTGTTGACTACCCTTACCCAACACTGTCAAGCACAAGAAAAGCAGTATCTATCGGTGGTGGCTCGGTTTCTCTACCGAGTTCATTCACTCTTGCAATAACTCCTACAAATCCAAATGCTGGAGAGGACCTCGTTATTACTGCAACTGCTCAGACTCTTGCTGGCGTTGCTCAATCTGGAGTGACAGTGACTGTTACCGTAAGCAGCGGTCCTGATGCTGGTCAAACGCTGACAGCAACGACAGATTCTTCTGGTATTGCAACAATCACCGTAAGAACAAACTCGGTTGGTAC